TCTAGGGTAAAAGCAGAAGCCAAGCGTAAATTTAAGGTTTACCCTTCTGCTTACGCTAACGCATGGCTTGTACGAGAGTACAAAAAACGTGGAGGAACTTATCGCACGGAGAGTAAACGTGGCAAGAAGTAGCGGCGGTCTTACCCGTTGGTTCAAAGAAAACTGGGTTGATGTCAAAACTGGCAAGCCTTGTGGCCGATCAAAAGGCGAAAAAAGAGGCTATCCTGCTTGTAGACCTAGTAAACGTGTCTCAAGTAAGACACCTAAGACTACTGGAGAAATGTCAAGTGCTGAAAAAGCAAGATTTAAACGTGAAAAAACTGGTAGTGCTAAGATAAAGTATCAACATAGACGTAAAAAAGCTACCAAAAGGAGTAAAAAATGACTGAAATCACAGATGAGATGCTCGACATCATCGAAAAAGTCAAAGGAAAACGTAATCCTGCTCTCTGGGACCCCAGATGTGAACAATATATGCGAAATAACAAGAAAGGTACTGTAAAAAAGTCAACTACAAGTTAAACTATTTATAAATACTCTTTTTTCTTTGGATCATGGCATTTTTTCGTGGCGAGGAAGGTTCTGTTAACTTTAAGAACACTTCTGGTACTACTGAGGCAATAGTTTCAACTACAGGTTGGACACTAGATACAACAAAAGACACATTAGATGTAACTTCTCATGGTGCAACATTTAGAAGTTTTGTTGGTGGATTAATTTCTGGTTCTGGTACTGTTGACTTTCTTTACACAGCAGCAGGAAGCAATGAAACAGAAAATCTTGTTGATGATGTTTTAACAGCAGAAGATCCAGCAGATGCTCAGTTTGAGTTGTTTTTAGATACTTCTGGCAGTAAAAAAGTAAGTTTTTCTGGAATTGTAACAGGAACAAGTTTATCTGCAACAACAGGTGATTTACAAACAGTAAGCGTAAGCTTTATAACTTCTGGTGCTATCAGCAACGCTATCTAGTGAAACTTACTCCTCGCCAAAAAACTTTATTGAGCAAGCACTCTGAGCATCATAGTGCAAAGCACATGGAGTTTATGAAAAGGCGAATGAGAGCAGGAGACACTTTTACCCAAGCCCATAAAAAGGCACAAGCAAAGGTAGGCAAATAATGGCAAGAAAAGGAGTTAGCTTATCAGTAGGTAGAGGTGAAAAGTCCAAGAAAGGTGGGCTTACCGCAAAAGGTCGTGCAAAATACAACCGTGCCACAGGTAGTAATCTAAAAGCACCAGTAACCGAAAAGAACCCAACAGGAAAAAGAGCAGCTAGACGAAAATCATTTTGTGCCAGAATGAAAGGAGTTAAAGGTCCAATGAAAGATAGTAAAGGCCGACCAACTAGAAAAGCGTTAGCATTAAGAAGATGGAGGTGCTGAAATGACTTATGCTGTTCCTGGACCAATAAGAACTAACATTGTCTCATCTACTTCAGTAGGTGGGATAGACAGTCCTTTTACTCGCACGAGGGCTGTCCTGGATATGATGAAAGGTTGGGAAATAATGAAAGCTGTAACCGAAGGCACTGACTATTTAAGAACAAACAGCGAAGCCTTCTTACCATTAGAACCAAGAGAAGATTACGAAGCCTACCTAGCCAGAGTAAACAGAGCAGTATTTAGTCCATTTACTCAAAGACTAATAAGAGCAGCAGCAGGATTAGTGCTTCGCAAACCAATAACACTAACAGGCGATCCATACTGGACAGAAATGTTCAAAGCAGATGTAGATGGCTGTAAATCAGATTTAGACGAATATGCACGAAGAATATTAATGTGTTCTTTAACATACGGCCAAAGCCACATACTCGTAGACTATCCTGCACCATCAGGAGCAGTAAGTCTTGCAGAAGAACGTCAACAAAACCGCAGACCATACTGGATTGAAGTAGACCCAACAAATTTATATGGCTGGAGATTAGATAGAGAATCAAATTATGGAAACTTGATACAGGCAAGAATAGGCGAAAAAGCTGTCCTACCTGATGGACAGTTTGGCGAAAAAGTATTCGATCAAATCAGAGTAATTGAGCCAGGTAGATACAGAGTATTTCGTAAAAAAGAACAAATAGAAGAAATGTATGACGTATCAGACAACAGTGTTACTGGTAATTTTGAAGTTGGTTCAGCAGACAAAGACTACAGACAAGTAGAATCTGGCAGTTTTTCTCTAGGTGAAATACCTTTAGTGACTATTTATTCTGGCAAAACAGATAATTTAGTCAGCAAACCACCTCTACTGGACATTGCATACTTAAATCTTGCACATTTTCAAAGACAAGCTGACCTAATCCACAGTTTACACGTTGCATCTCAACCATTATTAGTTATGGAAGGTTATGACGATCAGACCAAAGACCTTGCTATTTCTGTAAATTACGCAATGGCAACTCAACCTGGCAACAAAATCTACTATGTAGAGCCAGCTTCCAGTGCTTTTGATGCACAATCAGCAGAAATAAAAGAGCTACAAATGCAGATGGCAACACTCGGAATCAGTACACTATCACAACAGAAGTTTGTGGCTGAATCAGCAGATGCTCGCAGACTAGATCGTGTGGATACAAACTCGATGCTTGCAATGGTCTCTATGGAACTAGAGCAAAAAATACAAAAAGCCTTCAATCTATCAGCCGAATATGTTGGAATCGAGCCACCTGAAGTAAAAATTAGTAGAGATTTTGATATTGAAAGACTGATCGGACAAGATATTACAGCTTTGACATCATTATTCGATCAACAAGTTATTGATAGAGAAGAATTTAGAGATATTTTAGTCCAAGGTGAAGTTTTACCAACAGCAAATGAGGCCAAACCCGAATAGTTTGCTACAATAGTAAATAAGTATAAACATTTTCATGTCTAAATCCTTAGACCATGTTCTGCAACCTGACGGAACTTATAAATGGGAAGAAGTAGAACTCGTACATTCAACTGCACCAGTTGAACCTGAAGTTTGTCCTGCTCCTGAACTTTTAGCTCCTGGAGAATTAGCTATTGATGAAACTAAATCTGAAGATGGTATTCTGACCGCTAATTTAAAAACAATGACAAAATCAGAACTTGAAATTTATGGCCGTTCCATAGGTATTGAGTTAGATAAAAGGCATACCAAGGTAGACTTGATTGCCAAACTAGAAAAGTTTATTTCTGCTAATTAATTATGATCGAAGAAAAAGTAATTCAGCCTGATTCCGTGAATCCTCCTGAACAGCCCGTGGCTGACACTCCTTCACAACCACAAGCACCTAATCTTGACGCCATAAAAGCAGAATATGAAGCACAAGTAGCTGCTGCACGAAAAGAAGCTGCTGAAGCACAAGAAAAATTTAAAGGCATTAAGGGTAAACTAGATGATGTCTACAAACAAAAAGAGGAAAAACGTACCAAAGATTTAGAGGAACAAGGTCAATGGAAAACTCTTTGGGAAGAGGCTAATAAAACAGCACAAGAAAAAGAACAACAGATAATGACTTTATCCCAACAGCTTGAAGAGATGAAAAATTCTCACGAAGCAGCTTCTACAAAAACAACAGCACTTGCAGCTATCAGCAACCAAGGAGTTATAAATGCAGAACAGATGCTCTCTTTGTTACAAAACAAGTTACAAAAGAACGCTGAAGGAAAAGTTGTTGTCCTAAACGGAGGTGTAGAGCAGGATCTCAATTCGTATCTCACGAGTCTCAAAAACCCTGGCAGTGGTTACGAGCATCATTTCAAACCAAGTTCTGCTGCTGGAATGGGGGCAAAACCAAGCCCCGTAGCAAATGCTGGTGGAGGACCTGTAAACCCTTGGAAAACGGGCAATCTCACACAACAAATGCTACTATTAGAACAAGATCCGCAGCTTGCAGCAGTGCTCAAGCAAGAGGCTCAAAAATAGTTAGTTTCTGTGAAACTAATCCCCTTGTCTGTGACTAGGGTATCGCAAAAGTAACAAGGTAATCTGAATGGCTGCTCCGTTTCAGAATTATTCTGGCGGTGTCCTACTAGCGGACATCGTTAAGAGAAATAATCTCAGCACATACGTTTCCGAAGCAATCAAGGAACGTAGTGCATTTATAAAATCTGGTGCTGTTGTGCGTAATGCACTTCTTGACGCAACAGAAGGTGGAACAAGAATACAAGTTCCAGAGTTCAACCCAATCGCTCCAACTGAGGAAATCTTAGATGGTACAGCAACATGGGGTACAAGTAACAACGGTTATTTGACACCACAGAAGATTGGTACAGGAACGCAGATCGCAACTATCTGTCATAGAGGTTTTGCGTATGCTGTTGATGATGTAGCTGTATTAGCTGCTGGTGAAGATCCAATGGGTCACATCAGAAACCAAATTGCAGATGCTATCAACAAACTAAACTCTGCAAGACTATTCAGCTTATTAGATGGTTTGTTTGGATCTACTTTCGGACCATTAGGTGCAAACGCACTTGACCTAAGTAAAGGTGCTGCTTCTGGTGCTGACGAAACTAACTTTCTAACAGCTTCTACAGTTGCAAGAGCAAGAAACCTTCTTGGAGAAAGAGGCGAAGAGCTAGATACTCTAGTAATTCACCCAACTGTTGCTTACTACCTATATCAGGTTGGTATGTTAACTTTCTCTACTTCTGCATTATCAACTGGAACTGGCATCCAATGGGGTGGCGGTGGTGTTGGCATCACAGATAGAAGTATTGGTCAGTTTGCTGGTATGAATGTTGTTATTGACTCTCAAGTTAATACAGTTCAGCCTGGTACAACAGGTCATCAAAAAGAGTTCCGTTGCTACTTAATTAAGTCAGGAACAATTCTTGAGGGTGAGCAATCTCCTCTAGGTATTGAATCAGATAGAAACATCTTATCTAAGCAAGATGTTATGTCTGTTGACTACCACAGTGCTTATCACGTTATGGGAACTAAGTGGACATCTGCTACTGACAACCCAACTAACGCACAGTTAGCTAACGATAACAACTGGGCAATCACATATGATGCTGATTTAATTCCTATAGTTGAACTAATCGTTAACTCACCACTTGATACTGGTACTAATCCTTAATATCATTAAATTGTGGTCATCAAACCTCGCCAATTATTGGTGGGGTTTTTTCTTTACGCTACAATAAAACTAAAATTACTTTTTAACCGTGGCAGCTACCATAAATGCAACTGTAAAAGACGCTAACGCTAACAGCTATGTCACGCTTACAGAAGCCAACACTTATTTCGAGACAGTTCCAGACTCTTCAACTTGGACAAACAAAACAGACGATCAAAAGAATAGAGCACTAATATCCGCTACTCGCTGGATTGATAGCTTTGTATATTATGGTGACAGATGCGATGACGGTCAAGCATTAAAGTTCCCAAGAAACAATTACCAAGTAGATGGAGTCGAACTAGCTTGCAGCACAATTCCAATAAATATAAAGTATGCACAATACGAATTAGCTAGAGCTTTAGCAAATGACTCCGAAGCCATGACAGGCAATGTAGGAACAGATGGCAACATTGAAGAAGTAAAACTAGGAGATATTCAAGTTAAGTACAATATTCAGAGTCAAGGCACGGGATCTGTTAACAATGTTTTAGATAAATACCCCTGGCTGCAAAGCTACCTTGGAGCATATATGCTAGGTGGAGCAGGATCTTTTCAAATGAGAGTGGTTAGAGGATAATGGCAGGACAACTAGACACAGCACTAAAAAAGATAGCCAAACAGGTGGTGCTT